TGATATTTCTTGCGTTTCTGTTTTTGGAATAACATCATCTACTTTACTGTCCCCCATGCCAACATATTCTATTAACTTCTCTGTGTATTCCTGTGATTTATTTATTATTTTATTTAAAATTCCATCGTCTTTTTTTTCTTCTAATACTATCTTTTCTTCCTCTTCTTTTTTAATGTCAAGCGAAACCCCATTGTTTACAATAACTCCAAGCCCAAAAGGTTTACATAATTTTTGAGCTATTTCTTTTAAATTTAAGTTGTCGTATTGCAGCGGGTAATCGTCTACGTCTATCGTACAATCTTCTAATACACCTGTTTTTGAATAACCAGAAACGGCTGCTAATGCTTTTTCTTTACTTGCTGACGTAGTAATATTAAGCATTGTACCAATCATTACTAACTCATCTTTGTTTGGTGTATCAATGCAATAAATTTCAATAGTTCTATATTGTAGCGGTTTGAAAAGTTTTTTATGTTCTTCATTGAATGCGTCATAATAACTATCAAAACTAAACGTCGAAGCAATAGCATCATAATTTAATGTAATATCAAAGGCGTTAAAATATAGCCATTCTTTAGCGTTTATTTTAAGTTTAAAAAGATTAGACATAATACTTAACCTTTCTACCTTTTTTGATATTTATAATTTCATTTAAACCTATTTCATTTTGTTCTAAAAATAAATTTAAATTAACATCGTTTTTATCCAAACCATAATATTTATGAGTTAATAAAATGGCATTGCTATCTTCGGTTAATATTATACTTCTTTCATTCTTTACGTCCGAAGCAATTAAAAATATGTTTGCAAGTAATAAATTAAATTGAATTTCTAACAATTGTAAACACGTAAAGTCTGGCATATATGCAGTTAATAAATCTGCTCTTGCACTTAAATTTTCATCTAAAATAACCATAACGGCATTATATTCCGTTATTATATTTTCCTGCATTTCTAAAACCTTTGCAGATGTTTTATATCCGTATGGTGCAACAATACCGCCAGATGCTATCGTTGCTGAAAGCAAGGCAACACTAAATAATTCAAATTGCCTTTTTTCTGCTAATGTCCTTGCGTTTGTATTTATACCTATAATGCTGTTTTTAGTTGATGTTAACGCTTCTTTAAATATTTCAAATCTGCTTTCTATTGTTTGGTTTAATTGAAATGGATAATTAATCATTGTATTAATAGAGCGAATAATCTCTAAAGGCGTTGCTGTTATTTTGTCGATTGTGTTCAAAGCAATACGACCATACTCTTTAAATTTATTTAAATCAGATGTTAGCTTTATTGCTTTAGACATTATTAAATCATACTTGGTAACCTGTGCTTTTATATCTGTTTTGCTACTTGCATTCCAATGATTGACAAACGCTGTAGAATTGGCATTATCAATATCTATTTTTTTTAATAAAATATCATCTGCTGCATAAGTAGAATTTTGCGGTGCTTTTTCAAGTAAAGTTTCAATTACTGAAACATTTATTTTAGATACGTTTAAATCAGTATTATCAATATCTAAAGTGCCTATCGGCTGACAAATTATTTTACCGTAATAAGGATGCTCGATTGTCCAGTTGTTTGCATTACGTGCTGATATTTCAAAATTATTACTTAAATCTATACATGAATCTCCTACGAAAAATAATTCAAAATCAAATTTTCTACCTTTTGTTTTGCCACGTCTTACTAATGAACCTTCAATATTTATAAACTCAAATGAACTTACATTAAACTCTGTAGCTTTTTTTGCAAGTTTCCATAATGGAGTGTATATTGTACCATCACCTGTTTTAATTGATAATACTTTATTTTCTATGTCTTCTTTCCAACTCATTTCTTTAAATCCCTTTCAAATCTTTTTTCTGCATTTTTTATAAAAAATTGGTGTGTCTTTTCAAAACTTCTCATCGCTGCTGGTTCCCAAAATTTACGTTCTCTAAATCTTACTGTATTATTTTTTTTATAATCTGCTATCGGTATTGTTAATATTTTCGGTTTTCCTTTTTTAGTTTTTCTAAAATTTTTAACTTTAAATACAGTACCCTCAGTTGAACTTGTTTTCCAAAGAATCATTTTGTCCTCTCTTAATGCTACCCATGCTTGTGCTATAAAATTAGAGCCTCTCGTTCTGTGTATCTTTTTACCAAATCCATTATCACTAACATATTGCGAGGCGTTTAAATAAAATTCTTTTTCTGTAAAGTCGAGCTGATGTTCTTTTTTTACAAGTCCTTTATTTGATTTGCCTTGCCGTACTTTATCTAAGTAAATTGATTGTCTTTCTCTTGTTCCACCATATTCTTGCGTTTTCATTCCTTTAGTAAATTTTTTATCAGACGATATTATTTCTACTTTGCTTTCCATAGTATTAACATCAAATCCACTTGCTTTTATTACACCTGAATATTTACTTAAAAATTTAGTATTTCTTAATGTAAATACTCTTTTTGCGGAGTGCATTAAAGTTAAATTTTTAACATAAAAAGCATTGTCGTCTAACGTCTTTCTAACCGCTATTGGAAAATCAGATTTGTGCATTTGCTTTAATTTGCTTGTAAATGCCACAATCTCTTTATCGTCTATATTGAAAAAAACATCTGCCATAATTAATCATTCCAAGTTTCTGTATCAAACCAATGTCCGTTATCGTCCCATATATTATTAGCTAATATCCAATCATTAATTAGATTAATATTCAAAACCGCTACTGTGTTGCAAGGTTTTAAAGTTAATATAAGTTTCCTAAATTCAATTAGCATAGCAGCTGAAATATCTGCTGGTGTTGATAAACTCGAACCTGCTATTATAAATACGCCTTTATTATTATCTACGCTTCCGATATTATAAATCTCATCTGGATATTTACTATTTGCAACTATATACCATTTATCTTCGTTTTGCCCGCCGTAAACATTTGGCAATCCCATTTGTGCAGTAGAACTAAATTGTACTTTAAATTTATTCCAATAATCAACAAGCGGTTTATTCTCATAAACAAAACAATTAAATCCAGCATCTTGTAATTGTTGTTGAATAAAAATTAAACTTTGCCTATAAATATGTATTCCTGGATGCTGATATTTACGCAGTATTAACAGTTTTCTTTGTGCTAAAGTTGTTGTTGGATTAACTTTTAAATTAAGTTTTTGTTCCCATTGTGCTGCGTCTGCTTCGCTAAAATTAGCATTGTCAGGTAATATCTCATCTAATATAGATAAACCTTGCGTTAATGCTCTTTGTTCTGATTTGCCTAAAGCATAAATTAACTTTTCAAAATTACTTCCAATAGGCAGTTTGAAAGCTCTCCCTGTCGGAAATAATCTTTTAGATAATTTTAATAAGTCGTTATATGTTATAATCATGGGGTTTGTAAGCTATATAAATAAGGATAATTGCCAAATGTTGCAGGAACACTTCCAAAAGTCTTAGTTGTAAAAGGCGTTAATGATAAACTGAAATATAAATTAACAGCTGAAAATGTAATGCCGCTATCTATTGCATTGAATATAGTTGCTATTACTGTACTTACGGATAAAATATCGTTTTTTATTTCTCCATCGGCACCTGCAATATATGGTCTTATATTAGCAAACGCTGCTTTTAATGCTATATCTATAGCATCTGTGACCGCTAATGATTTATCCGACAAGTCAATTATTTCTACCTTTATAGGAATTGGTACAACTGATAATACTTCAACTTCATACGTGCCTATTGGTCGTCTACCCCTATCGCTTAATGCTTTTGTTGTATCGGGGTCTTGTTCAATTACCGCTGCTACTTCAGCTAACATATATGCAGTAGGCACTCCAATGGGTTCTCCTGGTTCTGTTGCTGTTTCATTCGCTTCTACATAAACTTGGACTGTCCAAGGTTCAGCATATTTTGTATATGGATAAGACGTTCTTACGCCTGTTACATCTAACGACCATAAACGGTAATCTGAACTTGCACCGCCTTGAGGTTCTAATCTAAATGCTTGTAAAACTGAATTTCTATATTCTTCGATTGTTTCAGCATCTTCAGCAACTACACTAACGCTTGTTACTGTTGCCGTACTATTAACTAATTCAATCGGGCTTGTACTTGTTACCGTATCACTAATATTTAATACAGAATCTAACCCCGCTTCTAATGCTCTTAATGTAATTGAATCTGTTGCCGTTGCTAATGTATAATCAAATTCTAAAACATATAGTTTTTCGTTTAAAGCATTTTTAAATGTTGTTCCTGCCTTTATTGTAGCTCCTACTGTTCCTGTTATTTCACAAACATATTCTCCTGCTGTTGCTGGATATGGGTCACGTCCTAATTTAACACGTCCAAATCTTTCTAAAGTACCTCCGTTTAATTCACTATCGGCTGTGTCTGCAAATATATTTTTTTGTATTGCAGAAAGGAAAATATAATATAATTTCAATTTAGCAGCTTGTACTAATGCAATAACTTTTAATGCTACTTTTCCATACCAAGTTTTTGTAATACCTAATTCTGTCCTAATATCGTTTTCGATTTGCGTTTGTAATTCTGCAAGTGTTGGTATATATGCCATTTTATAATGTCCTTTCTTCTATTATTAAATCTTGTGTAGCTTTAAAAATTGATTCGTACTTAACCGTATTATTAATTTTTATTTCATCTTTAATTGTTAATTTATCATTACCGTTTAATGATAATTTGCTTGTTGCATTGCCTAATTCTTGTAAATATTCAATGTCTTTATTTGCTGAATTTTCAATCTTTGCTACACCTGAACTACTTAATGCCTCATTGTCTAATGTACGTTCTAATTCAGAATTCATTTGTTGATTTGTATCATCTATAAATGAATTTCCCCACCAAGATATATCTTCTTCATTTGTTCGCTGTGTATTAATAGACGCTTCTTTATTGCCTCCAAAATGTGCTAAATATGGTTGATTTGCTATGCTCTCAGTTATTGCAATATCATAACT